GTGCCACCACCTGGTTTAGTATAAGTTCTTACACCACCAGAAAAGGCTGAGTTTGCACCTGCGCCTGAATCTGAATAAGTGTTAGCCGCTGTGGCAGTATTTTCATATTGCCAAATATTGTTTGAACCTGGTACATCTACCCACGCCATGTTTATACTCCTGTTTCTTTGTCAATGTAATTATACATTATATCTGTACTTACATTGTGTTGAGTTGCAACTTTATCAATTGTAGTTTCAACTCTATCAATAATATTACCATCAGCTTTTTCTAACTGATTGTAAAAATCATTTACCACCTCTTTGTGTTTAGGAGGCAGTTCATTAAAAACCGTAGTATCAACTACATTCGGTTTAAGTAGTTGGCTGACTTTCATCATTTGCTGGAACCTCTGACTCAGGTGTAGGTTGTTCATTGCCATTAGGCTCAAAAGCAACTTCATTACCTTTTGTGTCTATTATAGTTTCAGTTTCAGGTGAGGGGTCTGTAACTGCTGGTTTAGGGTCGCTGAAATCTTGTGCTTCAGTAGAAGCGTCATTAAAGATTCTACTTGCGATATCAACTCTTTGTTTGTCTAAACCATCAGCAACTTTAGCTCTTAAAGCGTCTTTAAAAGCCTCGCCTGCGTCAGCATTTTTTCCATTTGATAAATCATCAATAAATTTTTTAACATGTTCACTCATTTAATTTCTCCTATTTGACTTCTCTAGTAAACTCGCCTGCGTCTGGCATAGCGATAATACCGTCATCAATTTCTCTTTTAATTTGTTTATCTATTTCTTCAATATCTCTTTCTGTTTGTCGTAATACATTCTTTCTTACATACTCAACAGAGAAATATTTACCAACATAATCTCTCATAGAATCGGCAACTCTCAATCTTTCCATTAACATTTCAGACTCTTTTAATTCTGCAAAGTGTCCGTCTTGTAAAAAGTCATATTGTACATTATCTCTTAATATGTGCCAATCTTCATCTGTAATAACAGCTTTTAAGATTAGTTGTGTTTTCAATATATCATTAAATAGTTCAGTAAATTTCTTTCTTAATCTTTGAACAAATTTAGTAAATTTAAGTTCATCTCTAGTAATTTCAGT